AGCTGCTTGCACGTCCAGCCATCGCCAGCTGGCTCATCGCCCGCGAGAACAACATCAAGTTCCCGGGGCCGCCGTGAGAAAAATCAACAATCAGGTGCGTCAGCGCCGACGACAGACATGGCTGGATCTACCGGCCCACGGAATTGAAGAGGCAGATCATGGCCAAGAGTGGACAAGAGCGTTCGGCGAAGGCTACCGAGAGGCGAATCCAGTACGACGAGAAGGAGATGCGGCACCGATTACGGCCCGGTACCCGGCAGAAGCTTGATGATCTGATGGCTTGGAACGGCATCGAGGAAATCAACGAGGCGGTGTAGAACCTGATTCTGAACGCTCATGCATTCGGGCCGACACTTTCATATCAGGCGATTCAAAGTCCGCGCCACAAAGTGCAGATAAGCGAAAACGTGGCGCGGATGTTTATATCAAAAAGCTTACGGATACTACACAGCGCAGAGGATGATTAGAAAATAAAGAATTCACGCTCGCTCATAGTACTCGAACATCATTTTTGATGCATAGGCATGATCTGTCAAATAACCAAGCTTCCACTTCTTGATTAAGTTGCGATCAACCCTTAAAAAAAAGGCATAGGAAGAAAGCACAACTCGCTCGTCGGGAAGCATTGTATCTCTGAGCAGTTCAACGTATGCACTTTTTGTTTCCATAGAAAATGCGGAGCCTTCTACAAACTTCAGAACTCTTACCGCACGAAGCATAAAGCAAATACAGAGGTCATTATCAGCCAACTTAAAAATGTGTTGCTTTAAAGCTTTCAATTGAGCTCTGACAGACAAACCATCAAACTCTTCACGCCTAGTTATCATTTTATCTGCTATATCAGTAATAACTGACTTTGTTTTTTTTGCAATAACAACTTTCACCCTTAAATTATCATCACAATATTTTTCAAGTCTATCAAGTAACTGAAAGAAAGTAGTTTCAAACTTCTCTCTCTCCATTAGCTCTTGTTGTCGCGCCATAAACGAAGTAGTTTTTTTCGCTTCAGAAGTCTGTATTTGAGTCGTCCTTAGAAGAGCCAACAGAGCCAGAAAACTTAGCACTGGATTTGTCAACCCCCCTATAAAGTCTCCAACCTGACCGAGATTATTTGATATTGAAAAATCATCACTGACAAAATTAAAAAACGTAGCCACTATAAATCCAACGAAAAGCACTACGACCACGCCCAGCAAAAAAGAGCTCAATGGGCGAACTTCCTTGCCCGCACCAGATTGAAAATCTGGAAAAGTCAAGTAAATAGACGTGGCGATGAACCCTAGCAGTAAAGCTAACAAAACAATAATAATATAGAACATTGCTTTCATTCCCTGAGTTTTGCGCAGCATTCTATGCGCTTAGCTCGCCTTATCAAAATCGACCCGTTCATATTTCTATTGTGTCGCATCGCCTGACTAGAGAACTCAACCGCCGACGACAGACATGGCTGGATCTACCGGCCCACGGAATTGAAGAGGCAGGCAATGGCCAAAGACAATGCACAGATCCAGCGGGACAAGCGCTCCAAGGAGAAAGCCCTGTTGGATCGGATCGGCGCCGAGAAGCGCACGCTGATTGTGTCGAAAGCGCTTGCTGATGCACTTCAGGTGTTGGGTGAGCGCCACGGATTCGAGGAATGGCAGGAAACGGTGTCGACTTTCTTGATCAGCCTGGCCGCCGCGCCTCCGGAGAAATCCGCTCGCTTTGCCAGCATGTCGCGACCTGAAATCGTAGTTTCTGAAAAGTGGTCGCGACAGCTAGAGAGGTTCGCAGAGACGGGCGTGGAACCAGTTTAGCTCTGCTTATCGGTCATCCTCGTCCTCTTCATCGAAGTCGATTAAGCCAGTGTTGAGATAAAGATTTTCACCAAGCCCATCAACTTTATTGCGAACGCTTTGTGGAATCGCGATCGAGAAGTAGATAACCAGGCCGGTGCCATTGTCCTGCTCCTGGATGTCCGTCACGTACTCAGCAACCTCATCAGCAGATAGGCCGATATGGTCACCGAGAATTTCATTACGACGATATTCTTGCGCTTCTTCTAGTTGACGGCTGCTCATATTCAACGCCTCGTTTTGTGAGTGCTGAGAGTACTGAGCTCACGATCACCGGCGCAACCATCAATAGAGTCCTACGACTAAAGCCAGTACCCGGTCACGGAGGTGACGCCTGACGCTGTTCTAAATCTTTATCTAGGCCAGATACTGATTAGGTCAGGTTCGCTCAACAAATTCAATGCGGACAATCAGCTCTGCTGGAATTTCTCCGCCATCGGCGGCACGAATTGTTACTTCTTGTTCGCTCGGGATATGAGGGTCTTCTGGCGTGATCGCTACAACGCCATGCGATTCAAATTTCTCCTCATCAATCCAATAAACGACGCCTTGGTCGTCACCGTACAAGGCGAATCGCTTTGCCTCATCGTAGGAACGTGTCGTGGAAACAGAGCAGCCGCCATACAACCCTGTGTCAATCTGGTGTGCTGCAACTCTGTTGGCTTCTGTTGGCCCGAATGTGAAACGACCATCCATACGGATACGGCCATCCATACGCGCCACCACTTCTTTTTCACCGTGCATATTTTTGGGAAGAATTTTCCCATTATTAGCATCATGTACTGCCTTGCATTCGCCACGATATAGCATCGAATTATCCCCAATCCGGCTCCATGCCGGGCCGAACACAAATACCCCACTTCAACGAATCACGCCAGCCGGCGAGGCAGGCGTTTGCCTGGAGGCATCCCATGCAAGCAGTCATCTATGCGGGTCTGCGTAACGGCGCCCGTGACCAACAGATCTTCGATGCCCTGACCTACAAGCATGTGATCGAAGTTGCCAAGGATTTTCAGCTTGCTCCCAGCACAATCCGGGCAGCGGCAAAGCGCATCGAAAATGCAACCGTCTTCGAGCTGACGCTACTGGGGGGGGGGCAGCCCAATGGCAATAGGCAAAGTTGCCGCCGACTCATTCCGCAAGGCCGCCCTCGGCGCCTACCGCAACTATCACGGCACCTTTCGAAACCTTGAGCTGCCCTGCTGGGTGATCACCGACGGGTACCAGAGTGTCGAGGTGATGGAGCTTCGCCGGATCGATACTGGCGAAGTTTCCCTGTAAGCCACCCTCACCTATTGCGCTGAGTTATAAACTACTGAGTTCTATTTAGACAACTCATCTTTTAACGCATACAGCTCCTTCATTTCTGAAACGCGCAACTTCGCAAAGTTCTTGAAAATCGATTCATCTTTATCCTCACGAAGCTTAGATGTCTCGGACAACATTGTTGGATTAAGGATATCCGCTGCTACATCAGTGATGTTTTCGTGTGCGGAAAATCCTTCTCGCCATGGATATATAGTTCCTATTGCAACCTGATATAGTTCGGGAAGCATTCTGTCTATGCATGCTAAAAGATCGGTTCTAATATTATTGACTGCGCCGATTCTTTTAATCTCCGCAACAATATCCCAAAAATCCTTGTCAATTGCTGACTGGTCTGGAGCTTGGGGATAAGTTCTAATTATGAAGGGTTTAGTGCGAAGCATTAATCGCAACAACTCAGCCTGAGTCCCCTTTAGAACCTCAATGGCTTTAAGGGCATCATTCTTTACCTCCCGCAACTTTACAACATTGCCTACCACAGAAAACTCTTGAACTTCTGGAGCGAAAGAAACTATTCCACTTATTATTGTGAAAGATATTACGAACGCAACGAACTCAGCCCCCGAGAGCTTGCTGTTATCGAGCAGCCATAAACCCAAAATTATCGCTGAGCCAAATATCAAGAAGCCCAGCACACCCAGTAAGACTCTCATAAACCATCTCCTTTTCTAACAATCGGGCCACTATAGCCCGGCGAGGACCACCTATGTCCGCACAACAGAAGAAACACCCCTTCGATTTCAAAACTCAGTACGGACTCGGCTTCAGCACTCAGGACGATGAGATCGTTGTCGACTTCTTCTGTGGTGGTGGCGGCGCCGGTACCGGGCTGGAAATGGGCCTGGGTCGTGCGGTGAATGTCGCGAAGAACCACAGCCCTCAGGCGATCAGCATGCACACCGTGAATCACCCGGGCGCCGTGCACTTCACCACGGACGTGTTCGATGGCGATCCTGACACCGAGTGCGAAGGCAAGGCCGTTGGCTGGTTCCACATGTCGCCGGACTGCACTCACCACAGCCAGGCCGCAGGCGGCCAGCCACGCAAACGTGAGATCCGGAACCTGTCGTGGATCGGCTTGAAGTGGGCCGGCAAGAAGAAGCCCCGCGTCATCAGCCTGGAGAATGTTAAGCAGATCCTCCAGTGGGGGCCGCTGATCGCCAAGCGCTGCAAGTCCACCGGCCGTGTCGTGAAATTGGGCGGAGGTATCGCCGAGCCTGGCGAAGTGGTCCCGATCCACCAACAGTTCCTGGTGCCCGACCCGAAGCGGCGCGGCCAAACCTGGGCAACCTTCGTCGCCGAGCTGCAACATTTGGGCTACGTCGTTGAATGGCGGGTCATCAAGGCCTGCGACTTTGGCGCACCGACCAGCCGCGAACGCCTGTTCATGATCGCCCGGTGCGACGGTGAACCGGTTGTCTGGCCGGCTCCGACCCACGCCAAGCATCCGGTGAAGGGTCAGCAGAAGTGGCGCACCGCCGCCGAGTGCATCGACTGGACCATCCCGAGCAAAAGCATTTTCGACCGGCCGAAGCCGCTGGCACCAGCCACCCTGCGGCGAATCGCCAAGGGCATGAAGAAGTTCGTCATTGATGCGGCCGACCCGTTCATTGTGCCGATCGCGAACTGGTCCGGTGAGAGCGTTCAGTCAGCGCACGACCCGCTGCGCACCGTCACTTCTTGGCCGCGCGGAGGCTCATTCGCCATGGCCAGCCCGATCATCGCACCAGCAACGCACCAGGGCAGTGACCGGATCAACGATCCACACGCGCCGCTGCCGACAGTGACATGCGCCAACCGAGGCGAGTTGACGCTAATCAGCCCGGTGCTGGTCGGTGCCGGTGGACCTGAGTACTCAGGCAAGCCGGTGGCCGTCGATCAGCCCACCGGGACGCTGATGACCCAGAATCACCGCGCGATCACCGCGGCGCACCTGGTGAAGTTCCGGTTTTCAGACGAAGGCAAGGCGCTCAACGAGCCGCTGCCAACCATCACCAGCGGGGGCAACTACCAGCGCCCGGCCGGTGCCGCCCACGCAATGGGTATCTCGACGGTGTTCATGGCGCAAATGAACGGAGGCTTTAACACCACCGACGCCAAGAGCATCGAAGACCCAATGACGACAGTCACCAATACCGGAAGTCAGCAGCAGCTGGTGACCGCGAACCTAGTACACCTGCGCGGCAACTGCGATGCGCGGGACGCTGCCGATCCGCTGCACACCATCAGCGCCGGCGGCACCCACCACGGATTGGCCGCCGCATTCATGGAGCGTCAGTTCGGCGCCAGCGTCGGCCAGGCAGTGGACGAGCCAGCACCAACCATCACGGCGGGCGGCGGAGGCAAAAGCTCGCTGGTCGAGTTCCAGCTTTCGCCAGAGGTCGAAGCTGGCGCTCTGCGTGTCGCTGCATTCCTGATCAGCTACTACGGCACCGAGAACGTGAGCGGCGCCGGTGAGCCCGCACCAACCATTACCACCAAGGATCGGCTGGGCTTGGTCACCGTCACCATCAAGGGCACACCGTACGTGATCGTCGACATCTGTCTGCGGATGCTGCAACCGGCAGAGCTGTACAAGGCTCAGGGCTTCCCCGCCGACTACATCATCAGCCACGGTGCCGACGGCAAGCCGTTCACCAAAACTCAGCAGGTCCACATGTGCGGCAACAGCGTCAGCCCTCCACCGATGGCAGCGCTGGCGCGATCTAACGATCCGTGGAGACAGCTAGATAAGCTGGCGTCCGCCGCCTAAATCCGGGCCTGGGTCAATGCCTCTATTATTGAAGACCGCTTGGATTTGATAAGCCTGACAGCATCAGCAATGCCGTCGTACCCCATTACATTTGACTTCGCCAGCCTCTCAGCTTTGAGCGCCGCAGCAAGCGACAGCACTTCCGCGGTTAGAACTAGTTCAAGTAGTTCCTTCTGATCTGCCATAACCCACCTTTTCAAATAATTCGAACGGTCGAGCATAGACCGCGAGGTATCCCCATGCCCACAGAAAACAACCCAAAAGTGATTTACCTCGTCCCCGCCTGCGAGGCCAGCACCGGTGACGGCAGGACCTGGGCAGAGGACAACCCTTGGCCTGATTGCGAATGCGGCCACCGGCCGGTGCAGTACGTGCTCGGCGAGACATTCGACCGGGTTGTCGCCGAGCGTGACGCCCTGCAGCTTCGCCTGAACGCAGCGGATCAGCGAATTGACGAGCTGTCCGCGAAGCCATCCGATGCCGAGCGCCAGCGTCTGACGGCAATCATCGAGAATTACCCGAACGGCGATCCGCTCGAATACGACGCCGCTGTTCGCAAAATCCAGCTCTAACTCCCTCCCCCTTCAAAGTCAGCCGCTATAGCGGATCAAATTCGCCTAGCTGCTCGCGGGCGTCCGAAATGGCGTACTCAAGCAATTCAAGCGGGACGTCTTGCTCGAACAGAGTTACCTCGAAACGCAACGTTTCATCGTTCCGAAATATCTCAAATACCGGCCCCTTCTCACCTCGCCAGCACTCCAGCGCCAAGCCGTCGTGACCTTCAACAACGCTTGAAGCACGACAGAACCGGTATTCGACTCCGTGTACGACCATATCGAACCTCCACCTAATGTTGGCGGCACGATACCTCTCCACAAAGTGAAATTGAAAGCCGCTATAGCGGCAAAGGAACAGTCATGCCTGAAATAAAGGAACGGCCGATCTTGTTCTCGGCCCCGATGGTGCGCGCCATCCTGGAAGGCCGAAAGACGGTCACGCGGCGCGAGGTGAAGAAACGCGCGGCGCTGGATTGCTTGGCCGCTGGGTTTGAGCCAGCGTTTCTGGCGCTGGCTGGAAATGCTGACCTTTGCCCCTATGGCAAGCCCGGCGACCGACTGTGGGTGCGCGAGAGCTGGTGGCAGGCCGGCGACTGGCAGCCCACCTATCCAGAGGACGACACCGGTGCCTGGTTCGGTGGCAGACGGGTCTTTTACGCGGCCGACGGTACACCGCCGAACGAACCGAATCACAGTTATCCTAGTGGCTTACAGAATGGCTCGTACTCGGCGGCAGCACCGAACAAAGTCTGGAGGCACCGACCGAGCATCCACATGAATCGCTGGGCCAGCCGCATCCAGCTGGAGATCACCGGCGTGCGCGTCGAGCGGTTGAAGGATGTCAGCGATGAGCAGGCCAAAGCCGAGGGCTGTTTCTTCACCGACTACGGCAAACAGTGTTTCCACGGGGGGACCGGATGGAAAGACGTCGGGGATTGCCCGGCGGTTGCCGGCCACCAGCAACGCGAGGGTTGGATGTGGGACAAGACGACCAGCCATGAACAGTGCCTGGGTTCGGCGCGGCACGCCTTCGGAAATCTCTGGAATTCGGTGAATGGTCCCGATGCCTGGGACACGAACCCTTGGGTCTGGGTCGTTGAGTTCAAGCGGGTGACGTCATGAAGCTCACAGAAAAACAGCAAAGCGTCATCGACGAACTACGCAAGATCGGGCGGGAAAACGCATACCGCTATCGCGGAGTCACGCCACACCTCCACAACAGTGACTGCGAGAAACTGGCCAAGGGTGATCGAGCGTGCGTATTCGGCTTGGGCGGTCTGACCTATCAGGTGGGGCACCGACTCGGGATCGCCGCGCCCTCCGTACTGAGCGTCTTCAAGGCGCTTCAGTGCAAAGGGCTGGTGATTCGCGAGGAAACTCACCCAGAGTACCAGCGCGCTCGTTATTGGTGGCCGGTCGGCCTGGCTGCTGAGCTCGCCGGCGAACTGTCGCCTGCCAGCGAGGTGACGCCATGATCGCCCTCGCCTGGTTCGCCTACGTGTACTGCTACAAGGGGCCGCGGTGATGACAGAACAACACCGAATACTGGTCGGCGACTGCATCGAAATGATGCGGACGCTGCCCAACCAATCAGTTCACACCTGCGTCACCTCACCGCCCTACTTCGGGCTCCGTGATTACGGAGTCGACGGGCAAATTGGCCTAGAAGAAACGCCAGCGGAGTTTATCGCCCGCCTGGTAGAAGTGTTCCGGGAAGTGCACCGCGTACTCCGAAACGACGGAACGGCCTGGGTGAACATGGGCGACAGCTACGCCGGTAGCTGGGGCGCGCATGGTCGCGACGACATGGGTGTCGGCGTGTCCACAATCAGCCAACGCCAAGTGATGGCCTCTCAGCGGAAAGCGAAAGCCACAACCCACGCCGAATACAAGCCCAAGGATCTGATGGGAATGCCTTGGCGATTGGCCTTTGCGCTGCAGGATGATGGGTGGTACCTGCGTCAGGACATCATCTGGCACAAGCC